TTAGCCGATGTTGGAGAGCTGTCGGTTCATATCGATCAATGCATACAGCTTGCCGAGGAGACGGGCAAGAAAGAAGCGGCTGGCGTCCTGCGGAACCTCAAGGGCGAGCTGGACGCGGGAGATTTTGATACGAGGCATGGAGAGGGGCGAGAGGATGAATGAGATGATAGATGGTTATAAGTTTACGCGGCGCAGATTGAAGGCGCTCCGCACATTGAATATCGACAATACCGAAAGGCAAATCATTGGTGAGATGATGACGGATTGTGAGTACGTGATCCAATGGCTGCAGTACGGCCGTCGGCCTGGCAACCGGCGAGGCATTGAGCGGCGGGCTGCTTACCAGCGGGAGCAGCTTATCGATCCGATCCGGATGCAAGCGTACGTCTCCAGCAATACGGCAGGCAGCCCGGCTAATTTGTCCGAGTGGCAGCGGTCACAGCTGGAAGATGCCCTGAAGCGGTTATCTCCGCGAGAACGAGAATGCTACACTCTTGCACATGGTGAATGCTTCTCCTTCGCCGAGATTGGGGAAATGCTTCACATCACGAAGTCTAGCGTCGAAACGTACGTGAGTCGCGCACAGAAGAAAATATCCGAGAACCTCAGCAGCAGTCTGATCCTCTTCGGGGGATAGGCTGCTGTTTGCCTTTATTGACCAATCTAATCATTTTTTTAGATAGAACGATTGCTTGTCATACGATTGCCACCAATGAGTGAGAAGCAAGTAACAAAGCACTCACGCATATAGCGAAGATGCTTTGACGGGCTCCAGCTGAGACTGCCGGAGCCCATTGTTGTTGCTTGCGGGCCAGAGCAATCACGGCCGCCCAAGGCGGGGTTGCGCCAAAAAAACTATTGGGAGTGTGAACGAAGTGGACAATCGAGGATCGAGCTGCTGCAGGACGGCACTGTGAAGGGGCTGGAAGAACAGCTACCGACGCCGAAAGAGCTTCTCTTCGGTGAGGGGAAGGCGGCGGGGGACGAACTGTGCCGCAGAATGATGTACTATGCAAGGTCAAGCTTTCTATCGTATCAGGGCATTGCAGGAAGCATTTTAAAGATATTCATGAGGTGACGCCATGCAGGTGACGTTTAACGATGTGCGATACGCTACCATCGAAGCGCTCAATGCGGCTTTCCCCGACATTCCCGTGTCGGATGAGGAAACCGCGCAGCCTCCAAGCTTCTTTGTTCAGCTGCTTGAACCGACGCATACGCAGGAGCTGGGTCGGCGATATCGCAGGGATCATCCGATATTGGTTCGATACTTCGGGTCGTCTGGCACTGAAGACAAATATGCGATGGCTGAGTCGCTCACTGGCGTGCTTAACCGGATCGCTGTGAATGGCCGTCCAGTCAGAGGGGCAGGCATGCGCTGGCAAATTGTAGATGGCGTGCTGCATTTCAACGTTAATTACAATTTCCTCGTATGGTCAATATCCACGCCTGATCCGGTCATGGCGTTGCTGCAGCAGGAAGGGGGCTTGAAGCCATGAATAAGGCGAAGGGCATCGTTTATACGAAAGAGCAGCTACTCCGTGCGCAGCGGTTTACGCCGCAAGAGAGAGATTGGCTGAGCGGTTTGCTGCCGATCGGGGGCTGCACGCTCGAAGAGGCAAGTCGAACAATGGAAGAATACATGAAACAGGAGGCGAAGTAGTCAATGGCAGGTGGAAGATGGACAACGCAAAATAAAGTACGTCCCGGGGTATATGTCAACGTTAAGGGTGCGGGTGGGACGCTGGGCGCACTCGGTACACGAGGCATCGCAGCAATCGGCTTGCCGCTCCCGTGGGGGGCGCCGAAGTCGATTATCACACTGCAGGCGGGCGAGGATATGTTTACGCAATTGGGTTATGATCTCGCAGACAGCGCGTTGCTGCTTGTCCGCGAAGCATTGAAACGGGCGCAGACGGTGCTGCTCTACCGTCTCAATACGGGAACCAAGGCGGCCGTCACGGTTGAAGAGCTGACGGCTACTGCGAAGTACGGCGGCGCGCGCGGCAACGATTTGAAGGTCGTCATTCAAGCGAACGTGGACAATGGCAGCTTGTTCGATGTCCGGACGATTCTCGGCACCACGGAGGTCGACGTTCAGACGGTCGCAAACATTGCCGCGTTAACGGCAAATCCTTGGATCGACTGGTCCGGCACAGGTTCGCTGACGGCGAGCGCGGGAGCATCTCTGGTCGGGGGCACTGACGGCAATGTTGTAAATCAGGATCATGCCGACTTCCTGGCCGCATTGGAGCTGCACGATTTCCATACAGTCGCGTACAGCGGCACAGACAGTACGCTCAAGTCGGTCTACACGGCCTATGTCAAGCGGCTCCGGGACGAAGAGGGCAAGAAGGTTCAGGCCGTCGTGGAGAACTATCCGATTGCAGATTATGAGGGCGTGATCAGCGTCAAGAACGGTGTCGTGCTGGCTGACGGTTCGACGTTGACGGCGGCACAGGCAACAGCGTGGGTGGCAGGCGCTACAGCAGCCGCAGAAGTCAACGAGTCGCTGACATACAGCGCATACGACGATGCCGTCGATGCGGCGCCGCGCTATACGAACAGTCAGATCGTCGCAGCGCTTCAGGCCGGTGAATTCGTATTTACGCCGAACCGGGGGCGAGCGGTCGTCGAGCAGGATATCAATACGCTGCATTCCTTTACGCCTGAGAAGCCTAAGGCATTCGGCAAGAACCGGGTCATCCGCGTGCTGGACGGCGTGAATAACGACTTCGTTCGGATTTTCTCGGATTTCTATCTCGGCAAGGTCGCGAATAACGCGAACGGACGGAATTTGCTCAAGAGCGAATGCATCAACCATCTGGATATGCTGCAAGGCATTGCGGCGATTCAGAACTTCGATTCCCAGTCCGATATTCGGGTTCTTCCGGGCTCGGATGTCGACTCCGTAGTCATTGATGCGGATATTCAGCCGGTTGACAGCGTCGAGAAAATTTATATGACGGTAACCGTAAACTAAGGAGGTACAAGCGATGTACATGATGAATGAATCGGATGCGATCAGCGGCAAACAAGCGACAGCGCAAGTCAAAATCAACGACCGGATAGAAGAGCTGTTTTATGCCAAGTCGGTCGAGGCAACGATCGAGAAGAACAAAGTAGCGGTTCCCGTACTCGGCAAGACGAACACGCCTCAGCGATCTGCGGGGTGGACAGGCAGCGGAACGCTCACGATCTATTACGTGACGTCCTACTTCCGTCAGCTGATGCGGGAGTATATCAAATCGGGGCAAGATTTTTGGTTCGAGCTCCATATCACGAACAATCAGCCGGGCTCCGCGGCAGGCCAGCAGACGATAGCTCTCAAAGGCTGCAATCTGGACAGCGTCATCGCTGCCAAGTTCGACGCGACAAGCGACGATATGCTGGACGAGGAGATGCCCTTCACGTTCAACGATTATGAAATTCTCGAGGAATTCAAACCGATTACGAGCGCCTAACAGGCGCTCTTTCCATCTTAAGGAGGATAACGATAATGAGCTTGCAGGATTTCCTGAATAACAACCCTGTCGATAATCTGACCGAAGAGGTCATCGTCTCGCCGCGCTTCAAGGATCATGACGGCAATCTGTTGAAATTCACGATTAAGGCAATGACCAGCCAGGACTTTGACGAAGTTCGCAAGAGCGCTAGCCAGATGAAGAAGGGACGCAAAGTTGAATTCGATGCGCAGAAATTCAATCTGCGCACTGTCATTAATCATACAATCGTTCCGGATTTTAAAAACGCCGAGAGCATCCAGAAAGTCGGGTGCCGCACGTCGGAGGAATACGTGCAAAAGGTGCTGCTGGCCGGTGAAGTCGCGACGCTTGCCCAGAAGATTCAAGAGCTTAGCGGCTTCGATGTCGATATGGAGGCTCTCGTCGAAGAAGCAAAAAACTAATCCGGGAGGGCGACGGCGAGGCGAATTATGCCTACTACGCCCTCCATAAGCTCCATCTCCTCCCGAGCCAGTTCGTTGCGCTGTCTCGGGAGGAGAAGGCTTTTGTCATCGCGGCGATCGATGAGCGGATCGCAGCTGACAGGAAAGCCGCCAGTAAAAAGTAAAGGGGGTGGCGCGATGGCGTCGATAGCCATGACTCTGCATATGATGGATGGGATGTCCGGCCCGCTTGCACGCATACTTAATCAACTGAACCCAGTAGTCCGAGGTGTCGAGCGACTGAATCAAGCGATGTCGAAAGGGGCGTCGAACAGTCTCGTCCCAGCCCGTGCCGCAGGCGACCAACTGGTTATGATTCAGAACAATCAACAGATTGTGCATCTTACACAGGTGATCCAGAACAACTATAAGCAGATCAACAATACCGTGAATCAGAACAATCTTGCCTTGCAGCAGACGAATAACATCTTAGAACAGACAGCGGAAAAGCAGGATGAACTGAACGATGGCGTAGATCAGGGTGCCAAACGGACCTTCAACTTCGTCGGCGCGCTTAAATCGGCAGCAGCTTATGCAAGGAGCATGGCTCCCGCGGTAATGGCGGCAACAGATACCTACATGAACACGCAGGCTCGCATCGGATTAATCAATGATGGCCTGCAGACGACTTCAGAGCTTCAGGACAAAATTTTCGCGGCTGCCGAACGATCCCGGGGCAGTTATGTCACTATGGCGGGTGCAATTGCCAAGATGGGTGTAGCTGCATCCGGTGCCTTCAAGAGCAACGATGAGCTTATTGCATTCACAGAGCTGACGCAAAAGTCATTCCGTATGGGCGATGCGTCTCCTAAGGAGCAAGAGGCCAGCATGAAACAGCTCACAGAGGCGATGGCGTCGGGCAAGCTAAGTACTATTGGATTCCGGAGCTTGATAGGGGATGCCCCCATGCTTGCGCAGGCGATAGCGGATTTTACGGGCAAGTCGATAGGCGAGTTGGAAAAGATGACCGCTGAAGGAGCGATTACTGCCGATATCATCAAGGGCGCAATATTCGCAGCCTCCGATGAAATCAACGCGAAATTTGAGAAGGTGCCTAATACGTTTGCCGATTTTTCCACCAGGGCTAAGGACGATATCTTGCAGGGATTCGGACCAGTCATGGAGCGAATAAGCGCGATGCTGAACAGTCCTGCCGGCGAGCAGTTCATGGTAGCTCTCCAAACGGGGATAGCTTATGCGGCGATGGCAGCCGATTGGCTTCTAGCCGCTATATGGAATGTGTACAGCTTCATTTCCGGAAACTGGTCGACGATTGAGCCGATCATATGGGGGCTCGTCGCTGCGATGGCTGCCTGGTATATCGCCACGCAAAGACAGGTGATTAAGCAGGCCCTTCTTGCGGTTTGGGGCGGCATCAATACGGCCATGACCTACGCACAGACTGTAGCGGTAATGGGGCTTGCGGCATCGTGGCGTGCGTTAAACGCTGCTCAGAAGGCAAACATTTTCATTCTGCTCATTAGCTTGATTGTCGGCTTGATCGTTTGGCTGGTTAAGCTGTGGCAGACCAATGACGAATTTGCAGCGGGTCTCATGCGCGGATGGAATGCGGTTATGAATTTCTTTAATCGTGTACCGATCTTTTTTGTCAGATTGGGCTATGGTATCATGGATTTTTTTCACAAGATGAAAATCGACTCTCTAAAGATTTACGACCAGCTCATCAACGGAATCATCGACAGAATCAATGGTCTGATCGGAAGGTTGAATAAAATAAAAGGCGTTAACATCGATCCAATCCAAGGTATGGATTTCGCCGCCAAGGCCGCAATTGAAGCAGAAGCGGAGCGGCTAGCAAAGAAGGCGGAAGGTGATGCCAAGATTGCACGGATGGAGGCTGACGTCGCAGCAAAGGCTGCTGCAGCTGAGCAAAAAGTGCGAGATTTTGAGAATGACAGGGCGGCGAAGCGCGCGAAAGAAGAAGCTGAGAAAGAGGCGAAAAATGGCTATGAGCAAAACTACGATCAATATAAGACAGAGCAGTCTCCTTTCGACAATGCGACTGGGGTTAGCAACAATATCAACAAGGTGAATGAGGTCGGCCAAATCAATGAAACGGTCGACATTTCGAGCGAAGACTTGAAGATTATGCGCGATCTTGCCGAGATGAATGCCATTCAAAATTTTGTCACGCTGACGCCGACTGTCCAGGTCACGACGGGGCCGATCACGAAGGAAGCCGACGTCAATGAAGTCATTCGGTTGATTGAAGGGGCGATGCAGACGGAAATAGAGTCTTCAGCAAAAGGGGCATTCGCTTAAAAATCGGAGCATTCTTACGATTTGTTTTTATCCAAAGCATTGAAAAAATATATCGAATTGAATAAAGCGTCCGAAAGGGCGTTTTTTTTCAATCGTTTAGGGTGGTGAAACCAGTGGCAGAAGATAAACCGGCGCTAAAGGAAAAACCATACTTTATGGCCCTTTCATGGAACAACCGTGCAGAAGAGTGGGAATTCCCGGTGCTTCCGCCCAAGGTGACGATACAACGAAGCGGGACCGGTCAGGATTACCGAATCATCGGAGGCGGCCCGATTCGTACGATTGAAAAGCCAGGGCTTGCAGAAATTTCATTCGACAGCTTCTTCCCGATGCAGAGATCGCCGTTTGTGACTTCCAAATATCTCCGAGAGCCTCACAAGTACGTCAATTACATCAATAAATGGATGCACAGTGGCTACCCGGTACGGTTCACGTACGTTGGCAGCAATACAATGGACGCTCAGACTAAGATTTGGATTCCCGCAACGATCGCTTCCTTCGAACGCTGGGAAGAGGCAGGCAGTCCCGGCGACATCTTTTTCTCGCTCAAGCTGAAAGAATATGCATTCTATGCGCCACATCGAGTAATGACGGAAAAGCAGCCCGACGGCACCGAAGCGCAAGTACAGGAGCCAAATCAAAGGTGGGATCCTCGCGTACCTCAAAAAACCTATAAATTAAAGACCGGTGATAGCCTGATGAAGGTTGCGAAGACGCAACTAGGGGATGCAGGCCGCTGGCGTGAACTAATGGAACTAAACAAGATATCATGGTCGGATATGCGAAAGCTCCCGATTGGCATGGTGCTGCAGTTGCCAGAGAGGCGGTGACGGATTGTTCGAGATTATTATCGATAACCGTGACGGTACATTGTGGAATGTCTCGCAGCTCGTCCCTGATGCATCATGGAAAACATCGCGCATCGGCAAGGCGGGACAGCTGCAATTCACCATCGTTCGAAATCCGCAGCATAACCAATATCAGTTGACCGTTAATCCCGGCGATGTGGTACGCGTGCGGATGAACGGAGAGAAACTGTTCTACGGCTATGTGTTCACGATCGAAGAGTCGGAGGAACGCGAGATTAAGATTACGGCATACGACCAGATCCGATATCTGATGGAGACTGACAGCTACGTCAGGACGAATGTGACGGCGACTCAAGTCATTAAGGACAATGCGCTCGCGGTCGGCCTTACACTCGGAGAACTGGCGGTGACGAAGCACGCGATTCCGCGTTTCCTCCAGGATAATCAGAAGAGACTGGATATCATCTGCAAGGCACTTGACGAGACAATGATGGCCGATAAGCGGATATACGTCTTCTACGACGACGCAGGGAACCTCGTGCTGCGGGATGTGGATAAAATGGCGGTCAACCTTATACTCGCTGACGGTGGCATCGTGTATAAATATTCGAGCAAGCGAGAAATTGATTCGGATACGTATAACCGCGTCAAGCTGGTTCAAGACAACAAGGAAACAGGCAAGCGTGAAGTTTACATCATGCAGGACAGCTCGGCGATCGCCCGTTGGGGTCGCCTGCAATACTTCCAAACGGTCGATGAAAAATTGAACGCTGCGCAGATTGAAGAGATGGCGGCTCGGCTTATGGCGCTCAAGAATCGGGAACAACGACGATTTACGTTGGAAGCCTTCGGCTACCTCGGTGTGCGTGCAGGAGTGAAGCTGCAAGTGACGTTAAAAGAACGAGGCATGAACCAGTTCTATCTCGTTGAGGAGTGCACACACCGGTTCAAGGGAGACGAACATACGATGCAGCTCGAATTGAAGGTGTATGACCATGAGCCTGAATGATATGGTAAAGCAGATTGTAAGCAACCAAGTACACGCGATGCAGCCGGTCGCTGTCATGTATGGATTAGTTACCAATACAAATCCGCTTGAGGTGAACGTTGACCAGCGTTTGCCGCTCACAGCGGATTTTTTAGTTGTTCCTGAGCATTTGACGCCGCACAACGTCACCGCAGGCATGCAGGAGCTTGTCATACGGCGCGGCTTGGAGCTAGGCGACAGGCTGATATTGATTCGTGCTGCAGGGGGCAATGAATACGTCATAGTCGGGAGGTTGCCATGATCTTACCAGCAGGCGCAGCGCCGGATCTTAACCGGACGGTTCGACCGAGCACAACGTATAATCTGGATCCGGCGAGCGGTCGAATATCGGGCATGATTGACGGTATCCAGGCGGTGCAACAGGCGGTGTACAAGATGCTGGATACTGAAAGATTCGCGTATTACATCTACTCCAGTTCGTTCGGCTTGGACGCGAGGTTGCCTAGTGAATTGGAGAATGCAGTCATCGAAGCGGTGTTGCAAGACGATCGAATCACCGGGATTGAGAACTTTCAGATGACAGTGGTCGGCGATACAGCCGATATCAGCTTCACGGTTGTATCGATATTCGGCTCGTCGCTGATCGAAAGGAGCATGGGTTCAAATGTATGAAGATCGATCATTCGAGAACATCCTTCAGGAAATGCTGGACAACGCACCGAATATCGTCGACAAAAGGCAGGGCAGCATCATCTACGATGCGCTCGCACCGGCAGCTCAGAAGCTTGCCGAAGCGTATGCGGACATGGCGGCAGCAAACCAGCTTGCCTATGCGCAAACGTCAAGCGGCGAAGAGCTTAGAAGGCGCGGCGCTGACTTCGGTATTGATCCGCTGCCGGCATCGAAGGCGATTCGAAGGGGCTTGTTTCTGGACGTCCAGAACCAACCGTTCAATGTTCCGATCGGCAGCCGGTATGGCGCCGGGGGCCTGATCTTCATGGCGGTCGAGAAGATTGCGGACGGTGAGTTCGAGTTGGAGTGCGAGACAACCGGCGAGGCCGGGAACATACCATCGGGAGCGCTGTTGCCCATTGACTATGTGGCCGGTCTCGGCTCGGCAACGATCACGGCTGTGCTCATACCGGGCGAGGACGACGAGGATGACGAATCGTTCCGGGCGCGATTCTTTGCGCAGGTACGTACTCCGCCAACGAGCGGTAATCGTGCGGCATACCGCAGGTGGGCGCTTGAGGTGCAGGGCGTCGGGGATGCCTATATCGAGTCAGCATGGAACGGGCCGAACACGGTGAAGGTTCATGTTCTCAGTTCAGATTGGCAGCCGGCCTCGATTGGGATCGTACAGGCAGTGAAGGAATATATCGATCCAGATATCGGGCTAGGGGAAGGAATGGGTGAAGGACAAGCGCCAGCGGGAGCGCTTGTGACAGCAGAGGCGGCAACGGCGGTTAGCGTCCATGTTGAAGCTGCTGTCGTCTTGAGCGGATCGCGGACATTCGCACAGGTCAAAGCGGATTTCGAGGCAGCACTGACCAGCCATTTGGCGGATATCGCACGGACGGCATTCTCAAACGTGAATGGCGACCGCAGCGTCAAGTTCGCCCGAATCGGCACGTTGCTGCTGGATACCGCGGGCGTGTCGGATTACGAAGCGGCCAGCCTCTATGTTAATGGCACGCAGGCGAATATCGCGGTGCCTGCGGGAGCGGTAGCCGTGAAAGGGACGGTGACGCTCATTGAGTGATATGCAGATAACGTCGCCGTCTGGCCAGGATATGCTTCGCGAATTGCCGCCATTCTACGACTCAATCCTGGAAATGCGGGTTATTGTGCAGGTCGAAGGCGGGCAAATTGATGAACTGCAGGCAGATATCGCTGATCAGTTCAATCAGAGGTTTACAAATACGGCAACGTGGGGCTTACCGGGGTGGGAAGAGGAGCTCGGTATCATCCCTCCCGCAGGACAACCAATTGGTCAACGGCGAGCTGTCATTCGGTCGAAAATGCGGGGAATAGGGAAGTTCAGTGGGCGTCTGCTTAAGAATGTTGCGGAAGCTTACGACAACGGCAGCGTTGATGTCTCGTTCGATCCATCAACCGGGACGTTTAACGTAGCCTTTGTAAGCATATGGGGCATCCCACCTAATCTATCGAATACGATGGCGATGATTGAGGAGATCATTCCGTCACATTTGATTGTTGAGTTCTCTTTTACGTATTTATCGTTCGCTGTCTTGGAATCTGCGGGATTAACCTTCGGCCAGTTAGAGTCCGAGGGATTGGCGTTCGGACAATTAGAGACATGGAAACTTACTATGTGAGGTGAATGGCATGCAGACTCTCCCAAATGGAGTGAAGAAAATTGAAAGCAGCGACAATGTCACGGTTGAGAATCTTACCCGAAACGATGAATTGATCGATGAAAAGATTGGTGAGATCGGGACATTGTCGGCTCTTCTCACGACAACGAAGACGACCGTTGTCGCCGCAATCAATGAGGTTTTTCAATCAGCCAGTAACCTGAAATCCAAGGTAGCCGCCGCGATTACTGGCATGGGACAAGCGGCAAGCGCAGACGATACGGCTGATCAGTTGGCCGCGAAGATAAGCGCGATCGCGACCGATGCAACAGCGGTTGAAGGGGAGGTTCTGACGGGCAGGACGTTCTACAAGGGCGTTAAGCGGACGGGTACGATGCCGAATCATTCTAACGGGCAGACTACAGCGGCGGGAACAGCGGTTGGCAAATATACCGGCGACGGAAGAACATACGTTTACACATACCCGGCGCAAGGGTATTACGACGGATCGACAGCTGCTACCCGGCAATTAGCGGAGCAGTTTTTGCCGGAAAATATCGTCGATGGGAACAACCTTTTAGGGGTACCGGGTGCTGCCATACGTGCGAGCGGTAACGCGGCTGCGGCGGACCTGCTCGCGGGCAAAACTGCAAGTAACGCAAGCGGGGCAATCACGGGTACGATGGTAGACCGTGGCTCTCCTACGATAACGCCCGGCGCTTCTGCGGTGACCATTCCAGCAGGCAGGTATACAGGGGGCTCTGTGTCGGCGGTCGCCGGTCTGACGGCTGCCAATATCAAAGACGGCGCTGTCGTCGGCGGGGTGACTGGAACCTTTTCGGAGACGGCAAGCGGTGCAACACCGGCACAGATTCTGGGGAGTCGAGTAGCTTTTGTGAATGGGGTACAGGTCACAGGTACAATGGTAGACCGCTCTGGAGATACAGCAGCGGTATCAAGCGCAGTATCGGGGACAACGCTTCGCCTGCGGGCATCCGAAGGATATCGTGACGGAACTAATGATTATGTGACTATCACAGATGCCGATTTTATAGCCGCCAATATTCGCAGTGGTGTTAACCTGTTTGGTTTGGCTGGGACACTCGTAGAAGGGAAAAGAATCGCTACGGGCACGGTGACTGCCTCAGGCACTACTAGTGCATGGAACTTTGTACTTGGTGGCACATATAATCTGGCTAGTGCAGAAATCATGCATGGATTAGGTGTTGCTCCCTGGATTGTAATACTTGCACGTAAAGATAATGTCAATAACTACATGACATTCTACAGGTCAGACGGATTTAATGGATTAGGAACAGCGAGTGCTGGGCCTATTATCATTTCATCTGCTTCCGATGGTTCCTATAGTCAAAACTGGAGTGCCACTCTAATTGGAGGAGTAAGTTTTGTGAGCAACACAACACGAATTGTTCTCCCTACATCCAATTGGAGCGTAGCGTACACTTGGATAGCCATTGCACCTTAAATTATATCATGGAAGGAGGTAATTTTCTTGATTACAGGACGCGTTTATTATGACAAAGTAACAGGAAACGTCGAGTTTCAATTCACGAATCTAGTAGGTATTAAATGGAATATTGATCATGATTTTGACCGATCAATCATGTAAAGTGGTCTGAACCGAGAAATGATAGATGTTATTGAATTGGAAGATGGTCAATATGAACAAGACTTCATGGAATGCAATGGTTATCGAGTCAATGTCTCGCAGGAACCATGAGCTGGAATTCTCTTACCCTGATCCATCCGAGCCAGAAGCATCGCCTGCCTATCGAGAGCCGCTGTCGGCCGTGGTAGACCGTCTGGAACAGGACACAGTCACAACCATGCTGGCCGTAACCGAAGCCTATGAAACAAGCCTTCGGCACTCAGCTGCGAACAGGACACGGTCACAGCGATGATTGCGCTGACGGAAGCCTATGAGCTGATTATCTCGCAGCAGGCTTGTATCGATTCGCTCACGACGCGTGTCGAGGCGCTTGAATCAGGTGTAGCGTAGATGGCGGGAGTTTACGCAAGCTTGATCCGCAAGGGCATCAAGACAATCGACGCCGTGCCGGAATCGATTCGGTCTGATGTACAAGTCATTCAGAACGCCGATGCTTGATCGGCTGCTCAGACGGCCTTTAATTTCTATCGCTCAAGTTCCGGCCAGACAGCAGGACAAGGTCAGAGAGATCTTGGCTGCGATGGACTTGGACGAGAACGGCAATTCAATCTAACGCAGCATGCCTCCGAGCCGATCGGGGGCTATATTATCGGAGGGATCCATATGACAGGGATCAAGGGAGCATTGGCATACCTGTTTACCGCCGCAGCCGGTGCTACCGCGAAAGAGACAGCATTCAGCTTAGCGACTGCGCTGGCCGGGCTCGCCGCGTATCTCGGCGGCTGGGACAAAGGAATGCAGGTGCTGCTCGCGCTTCTGGTCGCAGACTACGTGACCGGCGTCTTGGGGGCCGTCAAGCAGAAGAAGGTCAACAGCGAGGTCATGTTCTGGGGCGGCGTACGCAAAGCCGTTGTGCTTGCGGTCATCGGTCTAGCCACGACGATTGACGCATGGGTAAGTCCCGATTCGCCGGTATTTCGGACCATTGCAATCTATTTCTACGCTGCCCGCGAGGGGTTAAGCGTGTTTGAGAATCTTGGCGAACTAGGCATCCCCATGCCGGGCAAGCTGAAAGACTTCTTCACGCAGCTGAGCGAGCAAGGAGGCGGCGAGCATGCTGACGCTCGACAAAATAAAGAATAAATCAGTTAGCCGGCTTGAGGGGCTGCATCCCGTGGTGAAACAGAAGACGGAGCAGCTGATCGGAGAAGCATATAAGGCGGGTTTGCCGATCATCATTACGCAGGGCTTTCGTTCGATTGAATACTAGAATCAGCTATATGCGCAAGGCAGGTTCGGCAATCCGGGACCAATTGTGACAAACGCGATGGGCGGACGGAGCTTCCACAATTACGGGCTTGCGGTCGACTTCGCACTCCTCATGCCGGACGGTAAGAACGTATCCTGGGACACGGTCCGCGACGGCAATAAAAATGGACATCGGGACTGGTTCGAGGTTGCCTCGATCGGCAAGAAGCCCGGATTCGAGCGGGGCGGCGATTGGGAACGGTTCATTGACATGCCGCACTTTCAGATGACATTCGGGGTTACGATCGATCAATGCCAGCGCGGAATCCTGCCGCCGGACAAGCCGATCACGAAGCCGGTATCGGTGAAGGTGACAGTCAACGGCAAGCCGGTCCCTGACGGCGAATTAATCGAAGGCGTGACGTTCGTACCGGTCCGTGTAGTGGGCGAGGCGTTAGGCGCTGCGATTGGTTGGGACAACGGCGCGAAGAAGCCGACGGTTCAAGGCATAATGGTCAGGGAGGCCGTCACGCGCGATAATCTGGCGAATGTACCGATTAGGTCCGTAAGCGAAAAGCTTGGGGCCGCGGTTGTCTGGGACTCTGCTGCGCACCGTGGAGATCATCTGGAAGAAGTAAGCTGCTTTGCACTGTCAGAAATACCATCAGGCTGTCAGCAAGAATAGGGCTATCAAGTAAAACCACGATTCGGTAATCCTAAGTCAGAGGGGAAGGATTGTTTTCCGCCTTCGACTCCTTAGCCACAGCCTGTTTACCTCGTATGCCCCTTCAAAAAATCACATGACCTCATCTTCTTACATAAATCTAGCTGCATACTTCATTCATACGGCCGCTTGTTACGTGCCATTCGCCTGCTGAGCGAAAAGCCCCCAAACCTCATCTACAAGGCTTGGGGGCTTGTTAAAATTAATCGAATTACTATGGTGGCGTCCCAGGAGGGATTCGAACCCCCGACAACTCGCTTAGAAGGCGAGTGCTCTATCCAACTGAGCTACTGGGACATGATGATAAAATTGGAGCGGGTGAAGGGAATCGAACCCTCGCCTCAAGCTTGGGAAGCTGGCGTTCTACCATTGAACTACACCCGCGCGCTGCATGTATCCGAGACGTACTTTTTTGAAGCAAGGGTTATAATAGCACAGCATTGGGCAAAAATCAATGTCAGAGGCTTTTCTTTTTCTTGCATCGGCATGCTATACTAGGTTACGGCGACCAGCCGCACGCGCCTTGCGCAGCGGCTGGAAAGGCAGTTCAAGGCGGTGTTACCATGACGACAGATAGCGGTTCAGAAGAAGAAACTCCGAAAGATAACGTCTATCTATTCCCGAAGATGCTGGATCATTACCAGATTCAATTGACGCGGATGCTGGAGGCGGAGCAGTTCGGCGACGCGAAGGAGCTCCTGCGCTTCCTGCTGCAGTGCCAAGGGGAGGACGAGCGCCACTACGAGGAATGGAAAAGCTTGCTCCACTGGATCGAGATGGCCTTTCCGGAAGGGCGGGGCGCCGCTCCTGAAGGAGACGACGCGGAGGAGCAGGACGAGGAAGCGCTGCGCAGCAGCGTGCTCCGGCGGGAGCAAGCCGACAATTCGGATGAAGCCTACATCGCGCAAGTGCTTCACGTGATGCGGGAGCATCCGCTCATCGAGCAGCAGCTGCTGGCGCTGGAGCGTGCCGTTTACCTGGAGGGAGAAGCGGTGGACGGGGCGATTCTCGCATGGCTGGCGGAGACCGACCTCCATCCGGCCGTGCAGTTCAAAGCGCTGCAGGCGCTGCGCCGCCGCGGCGCAAGCGGGACGGTCGAGCTCGACAGGCAGGGAGAGCTCGTGCAGCTTGCGATCGAGGATACGCCGCTGTCGATGGAAGATTTTCCGGCTGCCGTCCAGGACATCGTGGAACGCGTCGAGAGCGTGACGGAAGTATCGGACCCGACGCTGCCGCATTTTGCGCGCGAGCTGTGGAAGGAATGTCTGCAGGCGCTGTACGGCACAAGCGACTACGAACGGATGCTGGAGAGCGGCGAGGATACGATCGATTGCTGGGCTGCGGCGCTTCATCAGGGGCTGCACCTCGCGGCTTACGGATCGGCGGACGACGAGGATATCCGGCATACGTACGGCATACCGGAATCGCTGCGGTTTCGGTACGAACAGGCAGGCAAAGCGATTCGCCGCGTCGGGGTGGCGGACATCGGGCAGATGCCGCCTGACCAGCCTTGA